TTCAAAGATAGACGTGATGAGTCCTACGGAAAATGGGGCAAACGTAAATCAGGTAAAATAAACAAATAACATGGGCGATATTTCTATCAAAGGCCATGGTATTGAAAGACGTAATACTAAACGAGAAAATCGTTTAGAAGAACTTGGTCGTGTGGATGCTGAAAAAGGCTACACAAGAAAAGGTAAAAGAAATTTAAAAGAAGAGAAAAAAAGAATAGTTCGTGAACTCAAAGCCGATGGTGGAAGAGTTGGAGCTAAAGATGGTAAATGGATTCAAAAAGTTAATAAATCCATTGAAAAAAGAGGAACTAAAGGTAAATGTACTCCTATTACAAAACCAGGATGTACAGGTAGAGCTAAAGCTTTAGCTAAAACCTTTAAGAAAATGGCAAGAGAAAGAAAATCAGCTTAATGAGACAAGTCTTAATAGACGCGTTAGAAAAACAGTACGAAGCCGAAATTGCATCAGCAGATGCAGTTATTAAATTACTTTTGGAAAACTCAGTAGGGGTAAGTGAACATTTGAACCATCAAAAAGAATTAGATTGTCAGCTACATAAAATTGCAGCTGCAGAAGAAAAAATACAAGTATTGAAAGATTATGAAATTCCGAAAGGCGAAAAATAATGCCTTTTAAGTCAGAAAAACAAAGACGTTATCTATGGAAGAAACATCCAAAGATTGCACGTGATTGGACAAAGACTTACGGGAGTAAACCTGTTGGAAAGAAGAAGAAAACAAAAAGGAGGAAGAAATAATGGAAGATCTAGATTTAGTTCAAAGGTTAAGAAGGATTATTAAAATGCGTCATGACGATATTGTCGCATCCATGGTGTCTGGAGGTGTTGACAAGATGGAAAAATATCAATATATGTTGGGACAGATACGAACATATCAGTATCTAAGTCAGGAAATATCCAGCCTGCTAGAAAAAAAGGAGCAAAAAGATGACGGAACAGTTATTAGCATCAAAGGGAAAACCAAAGATTGAGTTACCCGATAAGACATTGGTAGGAGTTAAGCCTGCTAAAAAACCTGAAAAAGATTTAACATCCGAACACGCTAAATTACCGAATCCAACTGGTTGGAGAATTTTAGTTTTACCTTTCAAAATGAAAGAGAAAACTAAAGGAGGAATTCTCATAACTGATGATGTGGTAGAACGAGCTCAAGTGGCATCGACTTGTGGCTTAGTTTTAGCATTAGGACCGGACTGTTATAAAGATAAAGAAAGATATCCTAAAGGACCTTGGTGTAAAAAAGGTAGTTGGGTTATTTTTGCTAGATATGCCGGATCTAGAATGAAAATAGATGGGGGTGAGGTAAGACTTTTGAATGATGATGAAGTTTTAGCGACCGTGGAAAACCCCGAAGATATATTCCACGATTATTAATAACATAGGAGGAAACTATGCCAGACACTGAAGAAGTGAAAAAAGAAGATCTAGTTGATGTAGGCGAACAAGACGGCGCTGAAATTGATTTAGGTAAAAAAGAAGGAGGAAAGGTAGACAATGAAAAAAGTACTCAAGACAGTAATCAGTCCGATGACACATCTAAGAAATTGGATGAGTCAGTGGATGTTCGAGATAGCAAGGACGATCAAGAACCAGTACAAGAGAAACAGGAAGAAGTAAAAAAAGAAGCCAAGGAAGAAGGACAAGATACAGAACAACAGAAAGAAATGGATGAGTATGGCGAAGGTGTTAAAAAACGTATCGCTAAACTTACTAGAAAAATGCGTGAAGCAGAACGCCAACGTGAAGAAGCGGTTAACTATGCGCAACGTGTAATCAGGGAGAGAGATAGTTTAGCTAAAAGAAGTGTCTCTATGGATAGAGACTACACAGCAGAAATGGAAGGAAGAATAAAATCTTCTCTCGCAGCTGCTCAAGCTAAATTAGCTTCTTCTAGAGAAGCTGATGATAAAAAAGCCGAAGTAGAGGCTTTAACAGCCATTTCTCAATTAGGTTATGAGCAAGGGAAATTAGCTGAAATCAAAAGCAGACAAAAAATAGAAGAGACAGCAGATAGAACTAAACCTGCTACTCAACCATTTAATCAACAACAATCAGCTCCACCAGATCCAAAAGCAGAGGATTGGGCGGACAAAAACGAGTGGTTTGGTAAAGATAATGCTATGACTTATACCGCATTTGATTTACACAGAAAACTTACTGAAGAAGAGGGATATGATCCAAAATCAGATTCTTACTATGAGGAAATTGATAAAAGAATAAGACTTGAATTTCCCCAGAAATTTGGTAAGACTATAGAAAAAACGGTTAGCAAACCTACACAAAACGTTGCCTCTGCAACGCGTAGTACAAGGGCCGGCCGCAAAACTGTAAAACTCACACCGTCACAGGTAGCAATAGCTAAGAAGTTACGGGTGCCACTAGAAGAGTATGCAAGACAATTACAACTCACGAAGGAGGAATAGCATATGAAAAAAGAAACAAATAAGTCTTCCCGTGCGAGCCAGACAAGAGCTAAAGACCAACGTAAAGCAGTTTGGACTCCACCATCGTACTTAGATACACCCAACGCGCCATCGGGATTCAGACACAGATGGGTCAGGGCAGAAATCTTAGGGTACGTCGACACGAAAAACATACAGGGTCGCTTAAGAACCGGGTATGAATTAGTAAGAGCCGACGAATATCCTGAAGACGACTACCCAGCAATCCAAGACGGCAAATATGCAGGGGTGATCGGGCACGGAGGCCTTGTGCTAACAAGGGTACCGGAGGAGATCGCGAAAGCACGATCTGATTACTTCAAGAAGTTAGCTGGAGAACAGATCGAAGCAGTTGATAACGATTTACTGAAGGAACAGCATAAGAGTATGCCTATCAATATTGACAGGCAGTCTCGTACAACCTTCGGTGGTACAAAGAAGTAGAGTTTTACTTCTCGGGTTAATCCCTACCAACGAATTTTTATTAACCGTAAATTACGAAAGTAATTTACAAAAGGAGAACTAACATGGCAAACCAAGACGCACCATTCGGCTTTAAAGCTGTTGGCGGCATGGGATCTAGCTATGAAACACAAGGAACTTCTAAGTTCCAAATCGCAGACAATTCAACGTCAGCGATTTATCAAGGTGATCTTTGCATGATGGGGAACCACAACAGTTCCGCAACAGATGCAAACAGTGTCGCAGTTGCAGTGGGGTACATTTCTGTTTCCCCTCCAGCTGAGGATACTTTGAACTTTGGTGTTTTCAATGGCTGTTATTACATTGACCCAACGACTGCTAAGCCTACATGGAAAGCCTATTACCCAGGAGCGGTAAATATCACTACTGGTACAATAGACGCGTTTATGTTTGATAATCCTCAACAATTATATGAGGTACAAACCGCTGGAACTCTAACTCAAGCAGCTGCAGGGTGTCTAATTGACACTCACACGTATGCTGCAGGGTCAACTCTGTCTGGTCAGTCAAATGAAGAAATTTCGACTGCAGTAACAGGGTCAGGAGCAACTGGTCAATGGAGAATTATCCGTTTATCAGAAGATCCAAGTAACAGCGACACAGGTTCTGCGAACAGCAACTGGATAGTTAGATTGAATGAATCAATCTTCTATAACGGGGCGGTTCTAACATAATAGGAGCATAGACAATGGCAATATCACGTAATCAGCTAGTTAAAGAACTAGAACCAGGTCTAAATGCACTATTTGGACTTGAGTATAAACAATACGAAAATCAGTCGTCTGAAATATACACGACTGAATCATCTGACCGTGCTTTTGAAGAAGAAGTAATGTTGTCAGGTTTTGCAAACGCACAAGTAAAACCCGAAGGACAAGGGGTTTCTTATGACGATGCACAAGAAACTTTCACAGCTAGATATACGAACGAGACAATTGCTCTCGCTTTCGCAATCACTGAGGAAGCTATTGAAGATAACCTGTACGACAGACTTGCTTCTAGATACACAAAAGCATTAGCAAGATCGATGGCGAACACAAAACAAGTGAAAGCTGCCGTTCCTTTGAATCAAGGATTACCTACTACAGATAATTTTGATTCTGGCGACGCAGTTTCATTGTTTAACACTTCGCACCCTACGATAGCGGGTACTTTTAAAAATACCCTAACTACGCAAGCGGATTTAAACGAAACATCATTAGAGCAAGCACTGATTGACATTGCTGCACTAACTGATGAAAGAGGTTTAAAAATTGCTGCAAAAGGTGTGAAAATGATTGTTCCATCTGCTAATCAGTTTACTGCTGAAAGATTAATGAAATCTCAAGGTAGAACTGCAACGGCTGATAATGATATCAATGCAATCAAATCAATGGGAATGATTCCTCAAGGATACAGAGTGAATAATTACCTAACTGATTCTGATTCTTGGTACATAATCACAGATGTGCCTAATGGTATGAAGCATTTCGATAGATCCCCATTAACGACTAAAATGGAAGGAGATTTCGATACTGGCAACGTTAGATACAAAGCTAGAGAAAGATACGTTTTTGGCGTATCAGACCCTAGAGGTATCTTCG